GACGTCGGCGCCCCTTTGGTCAATGTCGGTGATTTCGGTACGATGCCGCCGTGGGTGCGGCTCGACATCGGAGCGGTGAAGGAGGCCGCTGGGCCGTCGGACTTTGCCGAACTGGGTTGATGGCCGGTTTTTTTGCCGGTCCTCGGAGGGCTTAACCTGGGGTCAACAGGCAGTCAAGCCGAACCACTCCCTCCCGAAGGGAGAAAGATCTCTACACGCGCATCATGCCTGCGTGTCTTCGCCTGTCGAGGGTGAGCACCGGAGACTCAGCCCGCAGCGCACACGGCACACGGCACACACATGTATGCAATCATCTTACTCTTCTATGAACTCATCCCAATCGCCCTTGTTCGCTTCGTAATAAGCCTCGCTTTCTGTCATGTCTCTAAGCACTTGACCCCCAGCAGTTTCAAACTGGATACCAGAATCAAAAGCATTGTTAATCATGCGTATATATTGAGCACGAAATAGTCTGTCTATGTCTCCAACAAGAGACCAGTTGCACGTATACCCCTGGTTCCACCATTGTGGACACAACCTCGATAGTAAGGACACTGACTGTTGATAGATGGATAGTGCTGCTTCTCTTGATACCATTGGAACACGCATCTCTATTAGTGCTGCAAGTTCTATTAGCTGTGCTGCTTTGTCCGCCTCTAAAGCAAGAACAAGAGATACTAATGTTGCATGTCTTATGGATGCAATGCGTGGATTTAGTAAGTCAAGGTAGTCCCAGCTTACTGATATACCGCGAGCAAATGTTTCAGGTGTACACTCATACCCAAGGGTTGCTGCGTCCAGTATTCTTTGCTGTACAAGAGCCTTTACTATCTTACGATATCTAAGGTTTGACTTATCTAATACTTCTGTTTCGTTTTCGGAAGACAGCCTGTCTATTATTGCTCTTGAGATAGCATCAGCCCACGCCGTAAGATCTTCTTTATCTAATCCAAGGATGGATGGAACCTGCTCACGCAATTGGATACCCTCATACCTCCAAAGCTTTCCGTCTCTACCTATAAAGATATCTTTTCTACTTACGCAAACACCAACAAAGTAAGTTGTAATACCTATTTGTATTAGACCTACGTTTAATATTTGCCAGCGCACCTTCTTACGCTGTCGTTTATGATACCAACCAAGTGGTATACCAAGCTTTCTTAGGTCTATCCGTCCACCTGCTAATGCTTTATTTGGTACTACAATATTATTCTTAGTAGTCCACGCCTTCTTCATTGTTAAGTACCTCAATAATTGTAATGCAATCACGCAAAGAAAACTCAAGCGCACACTTGAGCTTCATGAATGTAGTTAATGATGGCACACGCTTGCCTGACTCGTAGTAGCAGATGCTTGCTGCCGTCACTCCGACGCGCTCCGCAAGCGCCCGCTGAGAGAAGCCCGCGTCTCGCCTACGCTCGCGAAGAATCTTAGAAACCACAAGGCTAAAGCCTTGTGCGGGATGATCTTGACTTTTCACTTGCCCACCTCTTGACCCTGGGTTAACACCCTGAAGCCGACCAAGCAAGCGGCCACCGACCAACAGCAGCAGAATAAGGGGCTGACATGACCGATAAAGAGAGAAATCTCAAACCACGACAGACAGAACAACAAGTACTAGGAACTCTACTAGTATCTAGTGGTACTAAACTAGTACTAGTTGATGATGTTCTAAATTTAAATTCATTTTCTAATGAGTACCATAAGAATATTTATAAATGGATAGTTAGTAGATTTTCAGAAGGACAACCTGCTGACGTTGTTTCATTAGTAGATAGTGTAGGCAGTAAAACAATAAATAATTTTGGTGGTATTACATATGTTTGTGGTCTTGGTGATGACACAATCGTAAGTGACCAACAACTTAGAAAGTTTGCTGAGAGAATAGTTTCATTCAATAGGCTTAGGCAGCTTGAGCTTTCTGCTAAGCAGATACTTGGCCACCTTGATGACCTTACTTTACCGCCCGACCAGATTATAAACTTTGCAGAAACATCAGTGCTTGATGTAAGTGGTGGCGTTGATTCAATAAAGAGCATCCTCTCAATGCAAGAGGCTGCGGCAGAACGCAAGGCTTCATGGGGACGTATTATGTCCGGTGAAGAAGTAGAGTATGTACCTACTGGGTTTGGTTCCTTTGATGAGCATTACGTTGGATGGCCTCGTGGCTATATGACAATCATTGGTGGTCGCCCTGAGATTGGTAAGACCATGTTCCTGGTGTCTGCTGTCCTTCGTGCTGCACAATCAGGTATACCCCAGGGTGTACTCTCTATTGAGATGCCACGATGGAAGCTGGTAGACCGTATGGCTTCTATTATTGCAGGTGTATCTATATCTGCATTGCATGAGAAGTCTGAGGCTGAGGCTGAGGAGGTAATGCAAGCTGCAGATATGCTTGCAAAGGAACCCATTTACCTTGATGACAACTCGAATACTGCTGACTCAGTTGAGTCTTCAATACGTAGGATGGCAAGACAGCATGGATGTAAGGTTATCTGGGTTGATTACTTACAACTAATACGTCCACCAACTCACCTTCCAAGTACACGTAATCGTTCTTGGGAAGTTGATGAGATAAGCGAGACCCTTCGGCGATGCGCTAAGCAAGAGAACGTAGCTATTGTATCTATGATGCAGCTTAATAGAGGCACAGAAGAATCCTTTAGCGAGGGACGTAAGGGTGTCCCAAACTCCCACCACTTTAGAGGCTCTGATAAACCATTACATGATTCCGCTCTTGCCTTTGGTGTCTATCGTCAGTTCCAATACAAGAAGCCTAAGAAGCCAATGGGTCAAGAGTACACAAACGAGGAGCTTGCATGTCGGATGCAACCCTTCGAGTTGATAGCGCTTAAGAGTCGCGACCACTCTAAGAAAAGCATCACTCTCTACTCTCAGCTAAACGTGCAACGTGTCTACGATTCACGAGACCAAGGGTTCGTAGAACCAGACTGGTCACCTGACTTTCCTGCTTGACACCTGATAACAACGGGTTAACAGTGGGTAAGAAGAAAAGAACAGACCTCCCGGTGGAATCATTCCGCCACAGACTGTCCCTTGTAGCATCAGCAAGGGGTATCACAGTTAATCAGTTGCTTCGCGATGCTGGGGTTACATCCCCCGATATCGCTCACATAGTAAAGCGGGGCTATCCCCCAACACATGTCCTCATAAAGAGGCTTATGGCTCCACAAGGAGTCCCTTCAGCTACCTTTTTAGGTAGTCTTCAAAACCTGGCAATGTATCTCAAAAAGGAGATTGATAATGGATTGGAATAAACTGACAAAACCCTTCGATGATGAAGATGTTTTCTGGCGTATTGATAGGTCGTTTGGAAGCTGGGCGCGTGTGCTCTGCTATCTGGATGCGCGTGCTGTAATGAATAGACTGGACTCAGCCGTTGGTCCGGGTAACTGGCAAGACAAGTACTTCGAGACGCCCAATGGTAAGAACATGTGTGAGCTATCTATTAAGGTAGATGGCGAGTGGGTCACTAAGTCTGATGGTGCAGGCAATACTAATATTGAGGGCGACAAGGGTGGAATCTCTGACGCATTCAAGAGGGCCGCTGTAAAGTGGGGCATTGGTAGACACCTTTACTCATTGGGTGAGACCAAGGTAAACCTGTCTACAGAGAGGCCGTCCTGCCCTAAGCACTACATTGTAATCGCTTCAAAGCGAGGAGAGCAGACCAAGTACGGCATTGCGCCTTCGGTACAAGAGCTACAAAAGCACTTGTATCCGCCAGACCCACGACAGGAAAGGCTGGAAAGCATTCGTTCTGTTCTTCGTAATCAGGGTGTTCTTCGTGAGAATATTCCGCTTGTAATGGAGGCTGCAACAGCTTCATACAAAGACGGAAAGTTCCATGGTCTTGGTCAAGAGGAGTTTGTTCCTTCCAATATGACATTGGATGAGCTTCTGGAAGCGTCTTCTCGTTTATTTACTTGGCACAAAGACGATGTGTTTGACACTGCAGTTGGAAACTATTCGACATTTAAAGAGCGTCTGGCCAAACAGGGAGGTGAGTGATGCCGGTTGATACCTACGAATGGATATACGTCGAACGCGACGAGGATCACAAAGGTAAACGCCGACCAATGACGGACATTTACTACTGTCACCTTGAGAATATGTCGCTCTATCGGATACCCGGCAAGCGCCCTATGTACTTCGCAGCCGTAATGTCTCCCCGCTATTTACGATCAGCAGACCACCCCGTGCTCGAAGCAGCAATCTCCGAACTCAATCAGAAACTCTCAGCACACAATGGAGGTGAGTGATGGAAGACAAGGTCCAACTACCTGACTCATTCAAATGGATTCTCAATATATGTGTCGATTCAGCGCAACCCTTTCAACCCGCTATCCATGCTTCCGTTATCGTAAACGAGGATTTGCTGGATGAATGCCTCGACATGGACGACCTCTTTACTCTCAAACGTATTTGCGAAGCTGTGATTGCAAGGCGCCGTAACGTAGGGGGTGAGTGATGGACTTTATAGAATCAGACACGGCTGGGCTGTCTTGGTATGAGTTGTGCGTCCTGAACACTGCTATACGCAGGATGCGGACCAGGGCGCGTAAAGATTACGAGCGCAGTAAGGACAAATGGGGCGACGATATTCGCGAAATCTATTCGCAGCGTGCAGAGACTAAGCTCGAACTGCTTGACTCAATAGCAGCAACTCTGAAGCATTTCGAGAAGCGACTCAGGCGGCACTACGGATTGGATGCCGTCGAGGCTTTTCATATGGAAGAGTCTCAGAAGCTACGCGCGGACAAGGTCGTAATGATTTCAATAAACGAAGGAGGTGAGTGATGAAAATCTACCAAGTATATCGATGGGAACACGAAGAAGGACCAACGGTTACCTTCTACGCCAACAAAGCAGAGGCTACACGAGCAGCCAAAACCTTCATCGAAGACACCGACAATGACACGGCTATAGAAGTGTCCGTATTCGAGCTACCCACAAAGAAAGTGGGGCTAATCAGAGCCTTGAACTCGATAAGCGCAACGAGTGGATACCACCACGCCAGACGGGTTGCATCGTATGAACCGAAAGAAGTACCTGACTACAACTCCGACAGATTCTATGAGGGTGAGTGATGAAGTGTGATGTATGCCAAAGAAGCTCACTTAAAAGCGAACTAAAAATAGTACAGGACTTAGATGAGTTCTGGTGTACTGGGTGCAGAGTTCATGGATATCTCGTTGGAGACCAAGAGTTTTGTGAACCAGCAGATATATGCAACAACTGCGAACATTGGTACTCGAAGAATGGAATCAAACATATAGATGACGACACAGGTGTGGTGACATGTGTCGATTGTTTTGAGGAGGACGATAGTGTCATTCAAACATAAGTTCCCTAATAGTGTGACGCTTATTGGATACCTTGAGGGTGTTTCAAATATGGGCCATACTAAAAACTCTGGAACTAAAGTAATAGCAAAGCTTTACAATCCAAGTGAGCAGTACAGAAAATATGACCTGCGTGTTCCGTTGATGGCCCTTGGTAGGCCAGCGCGTATAGTTGAGAAGCTAGCAAAGTCTGGTGATCTTGTAAGTGTAATAGGCCGCATGGCCATGGTTAGTACGGGTAGTGGACTGAGCCTCTACGTTCTTGCTGACCATATTAAATCTCTTGATGAGGATAATATTTATGAAGTGGAATCATATAATTGAACCGAATGGTTCTGAGTTGTGGATGCCTGACTTGGCGTCATTAATAGCTGATAGGCTTGCTAAACCAGCAAAGCTATTGAGCAGCAATCACTCAGCACAAAAGCTTGGTGAGTCAATACTTAGGCAGTTGCATGAAGTTCGAGACTCAACTGGTGGTCTGCGTTTATCACAGAGCGGTACTTGCATTAGACAGTTGGCATATCAGTACCACCATGCTGAAGAGAGCGGGCTTGGTATTGATGCTGCATCTAAGCTTGCCTTTATTGTTGGAGATACAACAGAAGCAATCCTTGTATCTGCACTGATGGAGGCATTTGAGGAGAGCGGTGCAGGTACACTATTTGGTGCGCTTAATGAGCAAGAGGAGGTAATGCTTCAAGTTCCTATTAAGCCAGGACATACTGCTAAAATCAGTGGTCACCCAGATGGCTCAATGGTTGTGATGACACAGTCCAGTGAACCAATACATGCAATCTTAGAAGTTAAGTCCATGTCTGAGTATGGCTTTGGTAAGTTTAGGAAAGAGGGCTTAGGCCCTGATGATTCATACTACAATCAGGTGCAGTCTTACATGGCCAGCAAGGGCTACGAGTGGGCTTACTTGGTAGCGTATAGTAAGACAGCAGGCGCAAAGGATGCAGAGGTGTTTGACGATGGCAGTTGGTTGCCCGTGTCTGCCTTGCATGGACAGTGGATCAAGTATGATGCTGACGCTGTAGTCAACATCAAAGATAAGTTTAGACGGGTGGTTCAGAGCATTGAGCCAGAAGATATTGAAAGACCACATGGGCCGGACAAGAAAGGTCGGTTGTCTTTCCCCTGCGACTATTGCAGGTACTACAAACGATGCTTTCCGTTTGCAGAAGAACATGTTCAAGAGTCACGTTGGCTCAAGAAATCCCATAAAATTAAAGTCTCAGTAGGAGAAGATCGTGATCAATAAAGTAATGCTAGTTGGAAAAGTAAAGAGCGAGCCACAAAGCCGTGGGTCTGCAACATCGTTTAGAATGGGAACCTGGAAGATTATCCACGATGGGAGAAGGTTTGATACTACACACTCTGTAGAAGGGTTTGGTCGGACAGGAGAGTTGATCTCTTCTCTTCGAGAAGGAGAACTGATAAGTGTTGAAGGAGCTATTAAGCATTCATCATATGAGAAGAACGGGCAAAAGGTTTGGTTTACGGCAATCGTTGCTTCGTCTGTTTCTCGCGTTGGAGAAGCCGAGCAACAGCAGGGACAAGCTCAGTCTGCACAGGGCGGTGCTCCGCCACAAGCGCAACAAGCGCAGCATGGGTCAGCGCCATCAGCCTATCCTCCGACTACCTCTCAACAAAACGGAAGCTCTGTTGCACAAGGAAACGCTGGATATGATGAAAAGTATGGCTTCTGAAATCGATGATACAGTAGGCCCTGTTATGGTTATTCCCCACACTATCAATGCTATGAGATCATCTCTATGCAAGATTATAGAAGACGGAGTAACTGTCATATCAGTAGATACTACGGGTAACTTAATGGGTGCGCTGTTTAGCGATGGTGATGAGGGACTGTACTGGTACCGCTCTCCATCAAACGGCTCAACCTTTGGTCTTACACAAGAGATGGTAAGTGCCCGATAGTAAGACAGATGTGTACGTAGGTATCGATCCAGGTAAAGATGGAGCCCTTGTTGCCTTAGATAACAAGGGAACCGTTGTTGCTAGTTATATGACTAAGCAAGACTTTACTATTGGTGTCGGTAAAGGCTCAAAGAGGGAGTACCTTGCCCCAAGAATGGCATATGCAATCAAGTGTTTGTCTGAAAAATACAACGTGAGACTTGTTGTATTAGAGAAACAACACGCTATGCCGGGGCAGGGTGTGACCTCGATGTTCAGTTGTGGCTATGGATATGGTCTATGGGTAGCAACTGTGGCCTCGTTTGGTATCCCTCTTACAGAGGTTCGAGCATCAGCATGGATTAAATCAATCTTAGCTGGTGTGCCTGGTACTGGTAAAGGACGCTCTATTTACGCTGTAACGTCCCGTTTGCCTAAGCTAGACCTTACCCCTGGAGCAAAGAGAAAACCTCACGACGGCCTAGCTGACGCCGCTTGTATAGCTATGTATGCGATTAACCTTGGGGTGTAGTTCAATTGGCAGAACGCCTGGTTGTTACCCAGGAAGTTGTTGGTTCGAGTCCCGCCGCCCCAGCCATCCCCCCATTCCCTCTACCCACACAATCCACAATTGTTCCTACCGGGTAGGGGGTCTGGGGCTATCTTAAGCAATACCATTGGAGAAATGAATGGGAAGACCAAGAGGGTTCATAGTTGAACCTGAAATAATAGTGAAGAGAAGACCGTCTCGCTCACTTAAAAAGAAAATCAAGATGGGCTCTATAGCCTGGATAATCCTAAACTACGTTGTCAATGAGCCGGGTGAGTGGACATTGCCGCAGATAGTTCACGATATGAACATCACAACAAAGTCGTATGCTGCTGTAAGAACAGAGCTTATTAATGTTGGGTACATTCTTTCAAAGGATTCTTCTGGGTTCCATGGTGCTCATGTACTGATACCAACTCAAGCAGGAATAGAAGCATTTTCGAGGGCAGAATAATGATTAAAGGTACAACATCATCAACACCACCACCATCGACTAGGATTTATAGAAACTCCTCATCATGGCAACTACTAAACTATGTGGTCTCTGAGCCTGGAGAGTGGTCTGTTCCGCTTGTGGCTCAAGATATGGGTGGAGGAAGCAGAGTTAAAAGTACTTATGAAACAGCTTTGTTTAGATTACAAAAGCGCGGGTACGTTGTGACTGGTGAGAAGACCAGGAAAGGATTCCTTTTATACCCAACAAAGATGGGAATAGAAGCATTCAAACATTCTCAATGCCTTGATAAGAACAGTAGACGATAGGATTTGAAATGCCTCTCTATGTATACAAGTGTGAAAGCTGCGATAAGAAAGTAGAAATACTGCAGGCATTCAATGACCCAAAGCCTATCTGTAAATCATGTTCTTGCGATATGAAGAAACAAGTAGCGCTTACTAGCTTTCACCTAAAGGGTGGAGGCTGGGCTAATGATAACTATGGTCTAAAGAAAAGGTAGATATCCACTATCTTGTGGTGGGAACTAAGCCGTAGGCTCTCAGATTGGCTGAGTGTTTACGGTACAACATGAGTGGAATAAACCTGGCCCCACTTAGGTGTAAAAACTTAAGTGGGGTATCTTTTTAAGACTTAGTACTATCAATGATGCGATCAAGCTTAGACACAATGTCGTTGTGAACTTTGGTTCTAGTAATCAAAAAGTCTTTTGACTGGCTATCCGCTGTGTCTCTGTACTCTTGAATGACACGGTCATACCGTTCTCTCATTCGTTCAGTACGATCAGAGTATTGTTTTCGTATCTCATCTATTTGTTCTTGGAATCCTTCTACCAGTTTATCCAAACGCTTTTGCATCATGACAAATTGATAAACAAGAAACGCAGCAAAGACACCAAGATGCCCATCAGCTAACAGTGAGTCTATTAAAGCTTCCACTATACAGGCTCTTCAATAAGCGTGTAAGTAAAGCTATTCCCCCACTTACTCTTAGCGGCATAGCAAAGGCTCATGAACTCATCGAAGTCTGCGCTATGGCTAAATACCTGACAACCTGCGGACCATTTGTTTACTTGTGTAGAGTCTGACCCGGCTTTGTGGATATTGATTCCATAATAACCTTCAGTAATAGACTGTACGTCAAGATCAATAATGTCGTCTTTGTTGTCATCACGATAAGTCTTGACCGTACCGTTCCTCTGACAGAGCGCATCGTATCTCCCCTGGTGCTTGTCGATCTTCCATACAGACCGGTACTGCCCAGGTACAAGGATAGCAGTACCCTTTACGTTACTGGGGTTCTCAAGCCAGTATCTTCCTGGCTCAGTAGTGCATTCCCAGGTGCGAGTAATCCAACCCTGCTCATCCCTATAGACTACGCAGATACGGTCATCAAAGCTATTAGCCTTGTGATCCTTACTCCGAATACCAATAATGTTTAAGTTGTAATCACCTGACTCAAACACAGCGTGACCAAGAGACTCTACATAGTCTAAGAGTACAGGTCTCATCGACTGCAGTTCGCGTTTGTAGCTTGGCAGATAGCCGCTTGGTTGATTGCTTGTTGCTGCTGCATCTCAAGCATCTTGGCTACAATGTCCTCCATCTTATCAAGACGGTGTTCGATGCCCTCAATCTTAACGTCTACAACATCTTGCTTTCCTGATTTAGATTCAAGAACTGTTACCCGATCATCTAAGTCCTTAGACTCTTGAGCGGCAGACTCCAATGACGCAAACGATATTCCTGCTGCAAAAACAATTGTAATACCAGGCACTATCCATTCTTTAGTATTCATTACTGCTTCCCTGAAGTGTAGTGATATGTAGCGCCAAGACCAGCAGTTACAATTCCTACTATCACTAACGTCTCTATTCTACCTAACCATCGCTGAGTTGAGGGCCTGTCCAAGAAAGGCTTAGGTGACAATTCATCATTTAATCTAGACTGATACCAGTCTCTTTCGCGCATTAAATATGTCGTATCTAGCTTATATCTTTTTTCTATTGCTAAACCCCACCGCTCATTAGCGAGTAGGTCTGCATATTCCGAAAGCGGGACGGCCACTGCCGAACAGTTGGCCAGGACAGATGGAGATACCAAGCCATCCGGTAGCGACCGCCCCTGACTGATAGGAAAATTAACTCTGCATTCGCCCTTTACTTTAGCTGGAGGTGCAGGGCGTTCAGGAACTGGAGGTACAGCCAGTACAACGCCAACCAGCAAAGAAAGTATCAACGTCTACTCCGCACATTTCCTAATTCAGCCAATCTTTCAGCAGGAGTATCGTCCTCCAATGCAACAGATATGGTATCTAACTCTTCCTTCAAATCACTATTAATCTCTTCAGCCATAACTTCAGAAACTTTATTTGAAGGAGGAGGTTCTTTTATTTTTTTACTCTTACGGAAAATAAAAAGCGCAGCCACAATTGTTGTGACTGCGCCAATAAACCATTTCCAGAAAGACTTCACGACTTCTTAGAAATGGCCGACATCGCCTTCTCTGCGGAGTCGCCTGCTATATAAGCAAGGCCAAGGTACAGCCATTGCTCGGAAGCAAGCATACCTGCTACTAGCAGGCCAGTACCGAGCATTAAAACCGCAAGGCGTCGCCATGAAACTCGTTTTTGTGAACAGAATAGTGCATTAATAAACTTCATAATTACCTCAAGTGCAAAGAATCTTAACGGTGACCTTGCTTGCAGGGCCAACATCAGCATTGTCATCATCGCCATTTAGCGCATAAGGGCTAATAACAGACCAAAAAGTAAGGTTTGCAAAAGCAGTTCCGGTACCAATAATGTAGGTTTCCTTTACTCCTGCAGCAACCCGCACTTGGTCTTCTGGTGTTGTTGTTCCAACAGTTGCAGAAGCAGCAGCAGAAAGCTTCGTGTATGTAGGAACAGTTGTATTGGCAGAATTATCTACTGTTACAGAGTAAACCACAGTAGAAGAACTTCCAGTTACATCATTTTCTGGTGTTGCATCTGAGTCATCATCAATAACAAGTTTTGATCCAAGTGGATCAGCAATAGTGCTTACGGTCAAAGACATCATTCACCTCAAGAAGTAACAACTGTTACGATTACACCATTACTGGCAGGAGCAGCGCTACCCTTAGGGTCTTGTGTGCTGCTTGTCCAAAGATTGAGAGCGCTGTCAAACGGTGCTCCGCCTGGAATTTCTACACGCTTAGTAGATGTTGCTGGTACATGAAACTGCCAATGAGCAGCAGTTGTACCAAGAACAGGTCCAAATCCGTCGTACAGTCTAGCAAAAACAGCAGATCCAGACTTATTATCGATATCAATCGAATACCATCTACCAGAAGATCCAGTAACGTTCTCTTGAATAGCAGCAGTTGGTGTATTTTGGTTATCAAAGTAGATGATCTTGTAATCAAGAGCAGCGCTACTAAAACCGGAAACTTTAATAGACATGGTTTATCCTTGTAGGAATAGATTAGAGAGGTAAGGTTACGTCAGCGGCCACGTGCATCATGTCCTCGTTACCGACATTTGTGGTTGAGGCAACCCAGGTGTCGCCACCATTAGTTGAGTAGAACATGTCGCCTGTTAGGCTGCAAGCCACCCAGGTAGAACCATCTGTTGCGACACCGTAGACGTTTCCGTGTCCGGTTCCGTCTCCGCTGAAGTCGGCACCGTTCTCGTCCATGGTGGTCGTCTTGCCGTTGATATCAAACGTAGACTTATACTGACCACCAACAACAACTACCCGGCCGGCCGCTGATGCGATGTGCCTCTGATCGTCAAAGCACAGCGCGGCATGATGGTTTAGCGTCGTTGAACCAGACCAGTCGGTCAAGTCAGACGTTGATGCCGTGTAGAACTTACCATTGTTAACGATGCCCACCAGCAGCGTATTGTTTGTGTATGCCATACACCTTATATTACCGGGGTCGTTACCCCCGTCGAGCAGGGTGTGCATTAAGCTCCATGAGCCAGACGCGCCATTTGAAGTACTTGTGTAGATACGATTCTCTTGAGCAAACCACCAAGTACCCGCACCATTCGACCTAATGGTATAGATGCCTTCGGAGGTAATGCCAGTAACGCCAGAAATGTCGATCACCTCCCAGTCAGTGCCATTAGTGGACCTCCAGACCTCTTTGATGCTACTGGTCATATTGCCCACAGCGATCCAGACGTTGTTTCCCCACTCGACGGCAAACCGTCTGATCGAGAGGTTGTTTCCGTCTTCGTCTGTATTGATCCCGGTCCATGGTCCTGA